GTTTCTGATTAAACTTAGGGTAGCAATGTCCAACCCTGCATTGACTGCAAGCTGACTTTGATTTAAACGTAACTCATACATAAAATGATCTATTGATTTATTGATGTCCATGTTAACTCCTTAGTAGTGAATGCGAACTGTAAATTAATTTTAATCTCTAGTCAAACTTTTGTTGACATCTAGTTAACCGTAGTCCATTATACTATGACAAACAACAAAAAGAGGAAATCAACATGAGAGACAATCCAATACAATGTCCAGATGATTTAGATGATTTTTATTCAAGACTTGCAGGACGACCAATAGACCCTGATCAGAAGAATGATGACTGGTTTTGGAATGAGCGCGAGAAGAAAGCCAAGGTTATAGAGGCTCGATGGATAAAGAATATGGAGAAAAGTCATGGATAATATGAATGATCTAAATGACTATGATCGTGGAGAGTACGATAGAATAGCAGGCTATGATGCTTTGCCTAATCAATCAGACTCTTATGAACAGGGTTATGGTAAGGCATACAACCTAGAGATGAATGCTACAGCGAGGAGCGAACAATGAATAAACAAGATTTGCTCGATCGTATTGAAATGGATGAAGAAGAATTTATTAAGTGGTCACAAAGTTTTTCTCCTGAATTAATATATTTTTGGGATGATACGCCTTGTTGTTTATACACTGATGGAGATGGAGGTATTGCATTGATACGAGGTTTTTGTGATGTATTTGAGGAGAAAGGATTTCAAATATCTTTCCCAATCCCAACACTTTATTGTGATATTTCTTTTGATGATATGTCTGACATCATAGCAAACCTTAAAAAAAATATTAAAACTTATTTAAAAGAACTGGAGGAAACAGAATGAGTACATGGAAAACATTATCAGCAATAGATTGCAGTAAACACGTAGAGAAGAAAGGCAACCTGTCTTACCTCTCTTGGGCATGGGCGTGGTCTACTTTGATGGAACACTACCCTGATTCAAGCTACACATACTGTCCTCCTTCCTTTCTTGAGAATGGTACTTGTGAAGTCAACGTATCGGTCACAGTGAAAGAGAAAACACACTCTATGTGGCTACCAGTTATGGATAATAGGAATAAAGCTGTGCCTAATCCTACATCCAGAGACATTTCTGATGCTCGTATGCGCTGTTTAGTTAAAGCTATTGCCATGCATGGGCTAGGTGCTTACATCTACGCAGGGGAAGACTTGCCGCAAGCTGTACAAAATGCTGTACTGTCTGGCGATCAAGCTAAAGAGATCAAAGGGCTACTTGCAGAGCATGGAGTAGATGTTAAAGTCTTTCTAAAGCACTTCAAAGCAACCTCAGTTGATGAGATGTTAGCTGTACACTACTCTAAAGCTGTGGCGGCACTGAATGCTAAGGCTAAAAAATGATCGCCCTAGAGCATATTCAGGGCAGTGATGAGTGGTTTGCCTCAAGATTGGGTAGACCCTCTGCTTCCATGTTTAACAAGCTGATTACCTCCGCAGGGAAGGCTAGTTCTCAGGCTGATGGGTACATAAATGAGTTGATAGCTGAGAGATTAACTGGTGTTCGTGTTCCTATCTACGTAAATGAGCACATGGAAAGGGGCACAAGGCTAGAACCTGATGCCAGAGAGATGTATGAGTTTGTAACTGAGCAAGAAGTCACAGAATATGGGTTTATATTGGACGATTCTGAGGAGTTTGGTTGCAGTCCAGATGGTATTATTAAAGATAGCGATGGCAATTTTGAGGGAGGGCTAGAGATAAAATGCCCGACTGATTCCAACCTGATAGGCTATCATCGTAACAATAAATCGTTTATCAGCAAATACAAACACCAAATTATGGGTTGCATGATGGTTACTGGTGTTAAGTGGTTCGATTTAATGGCGTACTCTGAAACTATACCCCACCTTATCGTAAGAGTGGAACGTGATGATGAGTACATAGAGAAGTTGGCGGCTGAAGTACAAAAGGCTGTTGATATTATTGTAAATGAAACGGAGAATTTAAAATGAAAGTAGGTTTATCGGTAAGAATTGATGTAACAAAGATAGATAAAGAGCGGCTATACAAGGGAGAAAAGGGTACTTACCTAGACCTTACCACGTTTGTAGACACTGCCGAGCAAGATCAGTATGAAAACAACGGCTTTATCAGTCAAAGTGTAGACAAAGAAGAGCGAGAGAAGGGTGTTAAGACTCCTATCTTGGGTAATGTTAAGGTTTTCTACACTGGAGAGACTGAGCGAGTGCAACAACAAACTAACAAGGAATGGGTTGATGAGTACAAAGCAAACTCTGCCCCAATCACAGAAGATATTCCCTTCTAGCCAAGGTGTCTGTAAGGCCTTCATAGCAGGATTGACCCACCTGTGGCGACAACGGGTCATAATAAAAGGATATTAATATGATTAAGATGCGAGAAACATCAGCAGACAGATCAAAGGAGCAAAGGTTATTGGCGGCAATGTCAAAGATACTAGGTTGTCAGTACAAGCAGTCACCAAATCTTAAAAAGTATAGGCTTGATGGTTGGTTTCACAATGGCAGTGATTCTGATAGTCGTGGTGACATGGTTGGTTGGGCAGAATGTAAGTGGTACGGTGACGGCAAGAAAGCATTTTGTGCGTTAAATGTCCCTAAATACATGGAGATTCTTCATCTCAGCCAAACTACCATGCTTCCGTCTTACTTTATTTTTAGAGAAGAAGGAAGATTTGGTTATATAATAGTCCATGATGGTGTTATGCATAGGGCAAAGTTTAAAGTATGTCAGACAGGCGGCACTGCAAAAGGGAGAACCCCAAACCCTGACGATATAGAGCCTCTAATTATGTTTGATAAGTCTGAAATTATTTGGGGAAAATGAGGTGTATATGAGTAAGGACATACAGATAGGCGGAACCCACTACAAAGACCTTTCGATACAGCCCATTGATTACATCTTGGGCAACTCACTTGGATATTGTGAGGGAAATGTGGTTAAATACGTTTCGAGGTGGCAGTCTAAGGGAGGAATAGATGACCTTCGTAAGGCTAAACACTACATTGATTTCTTGATAGATCATGAAACGAAAATATAACCTTTTGGTATGCCGCTTATTTAGAAAAGTCATTACCTAAAGGGATGGGAGGTAAGTATAATCGCGCTTCACAGACATAACGAGGTTGGAATGATTACTTACTACATAGTCCTTGTAGTGTGCGGCTTGCTTGCCATTGCAAAAGACGATTTAACAAATTCATAACGCCTTTCGGGGCGTTTTTTTGTTAGGTTCTATGAAGCATTTAATTATTCCAGATACCCAAGTCAAACCTAATTCACCTACTGACCACCTGAGATGGGCAGGATTGTATGCTGTTAAAATGCGGCCAGATGTTATCGTTCATATTGGCGACCACTGGGATATGCCAAGCCTAAATAGTTACAGTGGAGCAGGTTGCAAATCATTTGAAGGCAATAGATATATAAAAGATATCGAGGCAGGGATAAATGCCATGCAGGAATTCCTTGCACCTATCAGGGCAGAGCAAAAAAGACTGAAGGTCAACAAGCATAAACAGTGGAACCCTCGAATGGTGTTTACCATTGGCAACCACGAAAACAGAATTACAAGAGCCATTGAAAGTGACCCCAAGCTAGATGGTTTAATAGGGTTTAAAGACTTCAAACTGGAAGAGATGGGATGGGAGGTTATTCCGTTCCTGCAACCTATCAAGATAGATGGTGTGTGTTATGCCCATTACTTCACCTCTGGGATTCTTGGTCGGCCTGTTAGTAGTGCGAGAGCAATGATAACGAAAATGCTACAATCAACGGTGATGGGGCACGTTCAAGATAGAGAGGTTCATTTCGCGAAAAGGGCAGATGGTACAAGGGTTACAGGATTATTCGCAGGGATATTCTACCAACATGATGAGGATTACCTTACCCCGCAAACTAATTTGTCATGGCGTGGTGTATGGGTTTTGAATGAAGTAAACGATGGAGCGTTCGATGAAATGCCAGTGTCGATGAACTACCTACGGAACAAATACCAAGGGAAATAAAAAGCCCCCATGATGGAGGCTTGGCAGGGTTAGCTACTCTTAGGATATATAGCAATCCTTAACGCATTCATTGCAAAGCCCAGTAGCATATTGATTTAGAGTGCAAACTACTACGTATATATTGGGTATAGGCCAGTATTTGACCTCGTAAATATCACTAGCCCAGTTTACCAATTTACCATCGTCTACGGCTTTTTTTACTTGCTCTATTGTTTTCATTACAACCTCCATTTGGCGATAGATACCTTCTCACCGAATTTATTAGTTACTGTTAACCGTTCTGTCTTTATATCGTGGCCGTCTTGTTTTAACTCACAGATCCTAGCAGGGCATTCTAATATTCCCAACATCTTCCAAGAGTTCAAGCGCGTCAGTGTATGCCCACGCTCCAAGTAGTCCAATATGCGTTCTTTCTGAGTCATTTTAAAACCCTCCTACTATGTACATCTCATAACCAAAGCCAACAATCACGGCAACGGCTAATCCAGTTATAAACGCCATGAACATATCCATATCATGCCGCTCCTTCTTTTGGCGCTGTATCATCTTATCAATTAGATACCTGTTGGCCCTATTTTGCACTGCTAGTCTGTCGTTTGTAATTCTCATGCTGTCACCCCTTAAAGGTTAGTTGATAGAATGTAGATCACCGATCCAGTCACCCATAAGGCAACCAGATACAGCGAAAGGTTAGATTTGATGAATGCGTTTAAAAGTTTCATGCTGTCACCTCATTTTTTAAAATTAGTTTGCGCTCTAAATACTCAAAGCCTTTAAAAGATACATTCTCTCGATTACATATCCGCAATAACTCACTAATGCGATCTTTTTGAGTCAATCGTTTTAGCATCTCTTTGGTTCCATAGAGGCAGTTAAATTCAACCTGTATTCTACCTAATGTAATTGCTGATTCGCTCATGCTGTCACCTCATATTTTTTGTTGCATTTACGGCATAACTCATGCCCCGACCTGTAGTGGTATTCGTGATAAGTCATAGTGAAAGGAGCGAAGCAAGCCGCGCATTCTGCACTATACATATTTAATATTGCTTTATAATTCATGCCGTCACCTCATCAAAGTCAGGGTTGCACTCACTAGCGGACGTTAAGAGCCAGTCTATACGCTGTTGTGGTACTAAAGTATGCTCACAGCCATCTAGCCATCGGTTTATGTGCTTAGACGTTGTAACGCTGTATTTCTGCTCAGTTCTAATCAATGAGCCGTCCGTTATTCTAGCGGCTACTGGTGTCTCGTAGCTAAAGAATACCTGAGCGAATCCTAAGTCCAACTCTGTTTGGTTACTTCCAATCAATCTTAGTTTCATCTTGTGTTACTCCTAGTTATGTTATTGGGTCTTACTACGCCCCTAAAGGCGTTTCGACTATACCCCTATAGTCTCATCAGGTAAGTTTAAAAACTTATTAAAATAACCGTGACGCTCACATAGGCGCGATACTTCGTTTTTAACTTCTTGCATAAATGCCGTGTTAAAGTCTGCTTTGTCACTGGCGGTAAACATCTTATAGGCATCTCTATAGGTATAAGAATTGTTATAAATGTAGAGCGCCTCTTCTTTTGCGGTGAAGTCTGTCATGTTGTATTACCTCAGTTGTTTAAATAGTTACAATGAGTAGCACTGATCTAAACCAATGCTACCGATTTAACTACTTTTTTAGCTTGTGATATTCTTTAAGTAACTTTTTAGCTTCAATATCTAATAATATTCTCTGGGCTGTTCTGTATTCGCTACGTTGCTGATCAAGTTGCCTGTTAGTTAATGTAGTCATGTGTATGTACCTATATGTGTATGGATGTGTAGTAACTCTACTTTATACATTGACACCTGTCAATAATGAATACTCATTAAAAACAAGATTAATATAACTTTTACTCATATATAAGGGGTAAATAAGGTATAATTGGTCAAATAATGATCAATCTGGTTAAAAAATGATCAATCGAATCAATGGTGTAGGAATAAATAATATAGAGGATTACATAATATGGCACGTCCCAAGGGAGCATTAGGCAAGAACAAGGCATTTCTTCTCAATCGTCTAAAGGATATGTATGGCAAAGACTTCGACCCCATCATGAAGGCGGCAGAGCAAGCCCACACGCTCGACCAGTTGGCACAGGAAGATCCTACAGTTGCGAATCAACGTGACTCTATAGCGTCATGGCTAAAGATAGCAGAGTATATCGCTCCAAAATTAAAGGCGGTAGAACATAGCACTGGAGATGCAGGGATTACAGTGGTGCGTCAAGTTAAGAGGTATGACGGAGCAAACGATTAGGACTAGGGCTGGATAAATATACAGTGGATGGATATACAGTACCCCCCCCTCCGAAGGCGAGCGTTATGTGTATATATATGTCCCCCGCAAAAAAAAATTATGACGATTCATAAGATCAGGCCTGACGTAGAAGACCTCATAGAAGCTCATATAAGGCATTCTAAGGACTTTATTGTCATTTCTATAGGTGACCTAGGGGTTGAGGTAGGAAGTACGCTTAGAAGTGAATCTGAGGTGTTTTATCTTGAGTTAGCAAAAACACTTGTAATGAAGGATTGGTTAAGGGATGATGAATGAATGATAAGTCTTAATACGGATGAACCTGTGAGTGATGCTGATTACGAATTGATTGAAGCTTTTTGTACGGCTTTAATTGATAAAGACTTATACGCGATGAAAGAAGTTCTGTATGTGTTAGATGATAAGATGTTTAGTGAGTGTGTTTGTTTAGAAGAAGAATGTATATGCGGGAAATGGTAAAGAAGGTAGTGACATGGCAAAGAAAGGCACAAACATAATTCATAAGTTAGACAAAGAAACAAGAGATAGACACTTCCCTGAATACAATGGTGGTAAGGGTAGTCATGCTCGTAAGTCTACAGCGAGTAGTCGAGAAGTATTTAAATCTAATTACGATAAGATAGACTGGTCAAGATGAGAATTGAATACAACTTGATGCCACAAGGCCAAGTCCTGCAAGATTTCAATGATTGCCGTGCAAGAAACTCCTTTATTATGGGGCCGTTAGGTTCTGGTAAGACCGTCCAGTGTATTCTTAAACTGTTTGACCTCATGTGTGAACAAGAGCCTGTTAAAGATAAGAAACATAAGAACTATGGTGTACGCTTATCTCGTGTTATTGCCGCACGTAACACCTATTCTGAACTGTTCTCTACTACGATTAAAGACTGGTTAGAGATACATGGAGAGTTAGGTGACTTCAAACAAGGCAACAAAGAACCCCCTACACACTTCATACGATTTAAACTAGAAGATGGCACAAGGGTAGAGTGTGATGTTGTCTTTATTGCGTTCGACCGTCCTGAACACGTTAAGAAGGCTAGGGGTATACAGACTACATGGGTGTGGTTAAACGAGACTAAGGAACACGCTAAGGCTGTTTTAGATATGTTAGACCTTAGACATGGTAGATATCCCTCTAACAAGGAAGGTGCGCGTCCTACACATCATGGAATCATAGGAGATAGTAACGCCCCTGATGAAGACCATTGGTATTTTAAACTAGCAGAGATAGAACGACCTGATGATTGGGCATTCTACAGACAACAAGGAGGGGTACTGAAGGATGGTGAAAGCTGGATTATTAATAAAAACGCTGAGAACCTTACTAACCTTCCTGATGGCTATTACAAAAGAGGACTACAGGGGAAGACAGATGATTGGATCAAGGTCAATCTAGCCAATGAATACGGCTTTGTATCTAACGGTAAACCTGTACATCCTATGTATACTGATTCAGTCCACTGTCAACACATGGAATTTAAGCCTGATAAGTCTATACCTATTGTCCTTGGTTTTGATTTTGGTCGTACTCCAGCGTGTGCTTTTCTGCAAAGAACCTCTATAGGCCGTTGGGTCTGCTTTGATGAGGTCGTGTTAACTGACTCTGGTGCTGTTGACTTTGCTCCTAGTCTTAAAAGATACATCGAAGAAGTCTATCCTGATCACACGTTTAAAGGCTGGGGTGATCCCTCTGGTAACAATAAGAACCAGTCTAACTCTGAAACACCGTTCCAAATTATGCGAGCCGCAGGCATACCCTGTCAACCTACTGCGTCTAATGATCCTATGAAGCGTAGAGCCGCCCTAGAAGTCCCTATGAAAGAGATGTGCATGGATGGTAAGCCTAGATTCATTGTCCTACCTAAAGCATCTATGATCCGTAAGGGTCTACAAGGTGGTTTCTGCTACCGTAGAGTCCAGACTACAGGGGAAAGGTACACTGATGAGCCTGATAAGAACGAATATTCTCACCCTGTTGAGGCTTTGGAGTACGCATTACAAGGTGAAGGCGAGGGTCGTGCCGCACTAAGACGTACTGATACCTTTTCTAAGACTCATACAGCAAAAGTTAAAGTAAATGTCTTCTAAGGTTTATATCGTTTTTGAGGATGATTCTAAACATTGGTGGTCAAAATTCTTAAAAAAAGGCATTCGACACTGCTTTTTAATCAAACCTATACCAAATTCTTACATTATTTACGGAAAATCAGCCAAAAGTTTTGATTTATTTACTGTTTCCGACCAAAAGAGTATAATCGAAGGTAACTATATAATGGAAAGTTACGTACCGAAAGAATGTAAAAGATCGTTATTTATGTTGAATACTTGTGTCGGGCATACTAAACAAATATTAGGTATTAACAATCCTTTCATTCTAACCCCTTATCAACTGCTAAAACATCTGAGGAAGAATAATGAAAAGTCCTAAAGCCCCAAAACCTACCGCACAAGAACTAGCTGTAGTAGAAAGACAAAGTAGAATGCTTGATGAACAAATGGAAGAAGATGAAAAAAGACTAAAGGCTTTGGCTCGTGGGAAGCTAGGATCTAAGTCTTTGTTAGCAAAAGGTGCTAGTGCTAGTGGGCAGCCTGGTGCATCAAGAGGATATTCATTTGGCGGTAATGTTGGTGGCTCTAGAGGAGCAGGAAGTGCTGGCCTACGCTCTGGGTCAGGATATACTGCAACTAACCCTACGATAGATAAAAAGGCGGCAAGATAAGATGAAGTTGCCAAAAGAGCTAGGGTCTTTACAAGACTTAAAGACAAGAGAGTCGCAAGCGTTTTCTAAAATGGCGCAATGGCATGACTTGCTTGATGACTGCTATGAGTATTTTCTACCTAACAGAAACCTATTTGATACTGTTGTTTCTGGCTCTAAGAAGATGGATCGTATCTTTGACTCCACTGCAATCGAAGCTATCCAGCAGGGAGCAAGTAAGCTACAAGAAAACATTGCTCCTATCTGGGGTAACTGGGCAACCTTTGCTCCTTCTCTCAGTGTTATAAAGGCATTAGAATCAGGCGAGTTTGATGTATCTGAAGAACAAGTTAGACAAAACCTAGAAGATCAGGCTGATATTGTCTTTGATTACATTAACCGTTCTAACTTTGCTACACAGTTCTTTGAACACGCTCTTGATCTTTTAGTAGGTACAGGTACTTTACGGATTGATGAGACTGACAACAATGATATGCCATTAGTGTTTAATGCTATTCCACAAAAAGGCATTGCGTTTGAGGAAGGCCCATACGGTTCTATTGAAACACACTGGCGTAGATTCAATGTTAAAGCAAGAAATCTAAAAAGACAGTGGAGAGGGTTTAAGCCTTCTCAAAGTGTTATTGCCCTAATAGAAACTCAACCAGATGCAGAAGTAGAAATTAGTGAAGGCGTTGTATTTATGCCTAAAGCTAAAAAATATTACGGTTGTGTATGGGTTAAAGGCGAAGATCGTATTAGTTGGATGGAAGACTTTGGGGAATCTAGCCCTTGGGTAACTGGTCGTTACTCTAAAGTAGCAGGAGAGATACGTGGTCGTGGCCCTGCTGTACAGGCTTTACCTGATGTACGCTCTTTAAACAAAGTAAAAGAGTTTGTCCTACAAAAAGCCGCTATCGACCTATCAGGTATGTACACCGCTACTGATGATGGCGTGACTAACCCCTACAATATAGTTATAAGCCCAGGGGTTGTTATTCCAGTTGGTTCTAACAACTCATCTAACCCGTCTATCCAGAGATTAGACACAGGGGCTAACCTTGCATTGGCGCAATTTGAAATGCAGGACTTACAAGTCTCTATTAAACGCGCTTTGTTTAACGATCTGCGTGATCCTACTGGTGCTGTGCGTTCTGCGACAGAGGTAGCTATTGAGTCAAGAGAATTAGCTAAGAGAATCGGTAGTGCGTTTGGTCGATTACAAACAGAAGTGCTTGTCCCTATCTTAAAACGTGTTGTCCACATCCTAACTCGTAGAGGTATCTTACAGCCATTACAGTTAGATGGTCGTGATATCGAGATTAAGTTCCTATCGCCCTTAGCTAGAGCGCAGGATGCTGAAGATATTATCAATGTTCAACAAGCTGTACAGTTCGTTCTGCAGAATGCTGGCCCAGATCAGGCTAAAATTGGGTTTAAGCAGGAAGACTTTGGAACGTGGGTAGCGTCTAAGACAGGAATGCCTGCTGAGTTAGTAAGAACACCTACTGAGAAAGCACAGGTTATTCAGGCAGGCGCACAAGCGGCTCAAGCTGGAATGAAGACATCACAACCACCGATGCCTGTTCAATGAGTTGGTCAAATATTGATCAACTTGCTGATCCAGAAGTTGCTAAAAAACAAGCAGGAATACGTAGACAGAATGCGGCTGATCTTGCCAAGGCATATCATAGGGTCTTTACAACTGACGATGGAGCGCGTATCTTAGCAGACCTGACCAGAAGGTTTGTCTATGATAATGATACTCCTTTTGGCTCAGAAAACATTAATTACGAATCTGCTTACCATAACGGTGAGGCTGGTGTAGTTAAGTTTTTAATCAATCAAATGAAGCAAGCCGAAATAATTTAAGGATTACATTATGTCAGAAGAACAAGCCGCTGAACAAAGCGATACCTTGCTAGATAGTTCTGAACCCACCCTTGCAGAAGGGGAATATTATTTAACTGAAGGTATCAAAGGAACTGGAGAAGTCCCTGAATGGTTAGACACCAAGTATAAATCTGTAGCAGATCAAGCTAAAGGTTATGCTGAACTGTCTAAAAAGTTTGGAGGATTCAAGGGTGCGCCTAAAGATGGTTACACACCCCCAGAAGGAATTGAGAGTGACGATGCCTTGTATCAAGAGTTAGAGGCATTTGCTACTAAGACTAATATGAGTGCTGATGCATTTGGAGAAGCATGGGAATTGCTATCTGCTCAAGACTATGCCGCACAAGCTGTAGATCAAGAAGAAGAGTTGTCTAAGCTAGGCGATAACGCTCAGGAAAGAATTAAGACTGTTGAAGGGTTTATGAAAAACAACCTAGATGCAGAGACTTATGAAGAAGCCAGAGGTCTAGTGACTACTGCTGATACCATTGCATTAGTAGAGATGTTAGTACAAGCAACTGCTCCTGCTAAACTCCCAATGGAGGGAGGGCATAACCCAGAAGGTCTGTCTTGGGAATCTATTGAAACAGAAATGTTTAAGAAAGATGAGCAAGGAAACCTCCTCAGAAGTACCAATATTGACCATGAGCGCAAGATTCAGAAAATGATGGAAGCGTGGGGCGGTTCTCAATAATTGATTAATACAGGGTAAAAGGTGTATAATCAAGACACTGGATACCCTTTTCACCAAGGCCCAGTAATTTTAGGTTGAATGCTGACCAATTTTACTGGGTACTCAGCTTAAACCTTGAAAAACTTTTTTAATTACTCTTTTTCGAGGAAACTATTATGAGTAAGAATCTATCTGCCGTAGCGTCGATTGAATTCGATAGCATGGTAAAACACGCTTATGCAACAAAAGGGCTTCTCAAGCCTTTCGTAACTGTTCGTAACAATGTAGTTGGTGACACTTATAAATTCCGTAACATGGGTAAAGGTCTAGCTAACCAGAAGTCTACTTCTGATCTAGTCACTCCTATGGACGTAACTTATGATTTCGCTATTGCTACTTTGCAAAACTGGAATGCTCCAGAGTACACTGATATTTTTGACGCAACTGAAGTAAACTTTGACGAGAAGCAAGAACTAGCAAGCACTATCGCTGGTGCTCTTGGTCGTCGTTCTGACCAACTAGTAATTGACGCAATGAATGCAAGCAGTGGTTCTACTGTTGCTCACGGTTCTGCGGCTTTAACTATGGCTAAGTTGACTGAAGCTCACGTAAACCTACGTGCCGCTGGTGTACCAAACGAAGGTCTTACTGGTGCAATCAATGCCGCTGGACTTGGTGGACTTCTCAAAGATGAGAAAGCTACTTCTTCTGATTATCAAACAGTTAAGGCTCTTGTAAGTGGTGACATTAACACTTTGCAAGGTTTCAACATTGTTGTTCTTGATGATCGTTCTGAAGGTGGTTTGACTGTTGCTAGTAACACTGTTGACTCATTCTTCTTCGCGCGCGACGCTGTTGGTCTTGCTATTGGCATGGACATGAAAACTTCTGTTGATTGGATTGCAGATCGTACTTCATGGTTGAGCAACGGCTGTTTGAAAGCTGGCTCTGTTGTCCGTGACTCAAGCGGTGTCGTTAAAGTTGAATACAAAGATAACGTATAAGGGGAAATATCATGGCTTTTGCAAGATCAGGTTTATGCCGCATTGGCGGTTCAGGAACAGGTGGAAGCACTTGGCAGTATACTTCTACTGATGCTAAAACAGTTGTTGATAACGCAGATTACTTCCTTGACGCTATCAATGAGTTTAACATTGGTGATTTAATCATCTGTAAAGATACTACCACTGCAACTGCTCCAGTAGTAACTATTACTTACATTAAGACCCAAACCGCTACAAGCATTACTGCGGCTGGTGGTACTACAGTAACAGCGTAAGTAACAAAGTAAAACGTCTGGGGGGTTCGTCCCCCCTTTCTTACATAAAGGTTTATTATGGCAAGCAAAATCCAGCTAATATCTAATGCGTTAATTTTAATTGGGGATTTGCCTATTACAACTTTAGTCGGCAACTCACGCGCTCAAACTGTTGCTAACAATCTGTATGACAACATCGTACAAAACGAATTAACTAAATACCGTTGGGGCTTTGCTAAAAAGAAAGCACAGCTAGATTTAACAACAGAAACTCCAGTAGGCACTGAGTGGCAGTCTATCTACCAACTTCCTGCTGACCTCTTGTTTCTTATCAAAATTAATCCTCAAGTTAATTACACTATCTATGGCGACAAGCTATACTCAAATTCAACTGGCGCAATATACGCTGATTACATTTACAACGCTCCAGAATCAGCATGGCCTGTATACTTTAGTAAGATGATTGAGTACAGACTTGCGATGGACTTTGCTCCATCTATCAGGGACAGTGCCGCATCTATGGAAGCTAACGCTGGTCAATATGTAAACGCTTCTCGAATGGCAAGATTTACTGATTCTCAACAATACCCAATAACCCCTATTACAGATCGTCCGTTTATTGATGTAAGGTTTTAGTTATGGCGAAGTCGAAGTTTCTACAAAGTTCTTTTGTAAGCGGAGAGTTGTCACCATTACTTAAAGGCCGCGTTGATCTTGAGCAATACTATCAGGGAATGCAAACTGCTGAAAACGTCCTTATCGTCCCACAGGGAGGGTTAAAGCGTAGAGCAGGCACACAACACGTAGATACCGCAGAAAACATTGTAGCTCCTTTTATTTTTAGTGGATTAGGGCAATTATTTTCGTTTAATGTTACTTCTGGCTTGCCTGTTGTTGGCGCTACATATACAAATAATTCCTCTACTTTTACGGTGCTTTCTTTTACTGGAGCAAGTCTTCCATATACTGTCTACGCAGAAAGGACGGTTGGGACTAATAATCCTAGTGCTAGTGGTACTCTTACTAAAACAGTTAGTACACCTAACCTTGCATATTCTGCATTTACAACATTTACTTCAAGTATGCCTAGAGGCGGTACTGTTGCTAATATTAATGACTTTGATCGGACAACGGTAGGACTAACAACAACTAATATTGGTGTATTAGGAACAACAGGACAATCTGCGCCAGATGATGAATATATAGTAGCTTTATATAATGTTCTTGGGACAACTGATAGAGGTGTGTTTATAGATGTTAAAGACATTAAACTAAGCGGAACTGGCTCTGGTCAATTTAAAATTCAAGTTTCTAGCAACGGTTCTTCTTGGACTACCGAAGAGACTTTAACTGTTACAGCAGAAGCGCAATCTATTCGTATTCGTTTAGATTCTGATTTTGTTGGTCAATACTACAGAATAGTAAGAACTGGTGATACAGGCGACTTAGGAACTTTAAAAATACAACTTAGTGAGTTTAATGTTCTTTACTCAACAGGCAATGTTTCTGACGTTAAGACGTTTGACTTTAGCATTGAGACAGACAGGCATTATTTATGTGTTGTTACTGGAGGTGCTGATACGTCACCTTCTTTTGGTAATATGTCTATTTACAGAGTAACAGATCAAACATTTAACTTTGTTCCTGTAGCTTATTTGCCGTTACCTTTTAAGTCTACTGAAGTTGCAAACGTACGTGATGTGCAAACAGAAAATGTTATGTTAATGTTCCATGAGAATCATCATCCTAAAAGAATAATACACACAGGTTTATCTGCGTTTAGTGTTGACGACATTCCTTTTCTTAACGTGCCTCAGTACGATTATGATGATGCTTCTAGCCCTACACCTACAAGTTATGTAACAACGATGACATTAGGTCATTTTGAAACAGGCGATAGGTTTCAGATAGATGTCGAGGGCGTGTTAAGTAAAAACATTACTTTTGCTGGAGATGCTAATGCTAATGAACAATCATCTTCTGCATTTAACATAGAGAAAAATTTACAAGAAATGCCTGTTTTTGGTGATACAGGTGTGTCTGTAAGCAGAACAGGAACAGCCGCATACACTATTACTATTTCTGGTGAGTCTACAAAAGAATTTGAATTGTTTTCTGGTTTTGCAACTTCAGACAGTGGCGGTACTGCTAACCAAATAGCTTTTGCTTTAGTTACGCAAGGAGTGGCTAGAAAAGAAGACGTATGGTCTTCAACTAGAGGATACCCTAAGACAGCCGCATTCTATGCAGGAAGGTTATGGTTAGGTGGTACAAAGTCTAAGCTACAGAGTTTGTTTGCATCTAGGTCTGGATCGTTCTTTGATTTCTACACAGAAGAAGGTGATGATGACGAGGGTATCTTTACAACAATATCCTCAAGACAGCTAACAGAGATTATCGACATTAACCCTGATCGTGGCCTACAGGTGTTTACAGCAGGGGCAGAGTTTATTGTTAAGGGTAATACTCCGTCTGACATTACTATTGAAGCGCAAACACAGCATGGAGCATCTTTCTTAGAGGTTAAGTCAGTAGATGGTGCAACATTATTTGTAGACCAAAACGGTAGAACACTACGATCTTATCTGTATAACTACAATGAAGATGCTTATAACAGTACAGACATCTCTGTGTTGTCCTCACAGCTTATTGATAATCCAGTAGACTTAGGATCTTTAACAGGATCATTGTCTGAAGATGCTAACTGGGTATTTATTGTAAACCAAGATGGCACTTCTAGTATTTTAAATACGCTTAGATCACAAGACATTAATGGTTTTACTAAGTGGATTAATGGAGATACTAACTCTGCATACCCTCTCAAGACTGTATCGGTATCTGTTGTTAACAATGATTTATTCTTAGTAAACAAAAGAACAACTGACACTACTACTACTTACACAATAGAAAAGTGGGACTTTGACTACCTAATGGACTCATCTGTTAGACTTGAAACCAGTTTAAGTATAAGTGGAAATAATTTATCTTTAGCTTCACATCATTTAGATGGAGAGACAGTTAGTGTTGTAGCAAGAGGAACAACATTAGATAACCGCGTAGTACAGGTTGACCCTGCTTCTGGATACATTATTTTAACTGATGAAGAAAAGTCATTTATCCTTGAGCAAGACCCTTCTACTGGTGTTATTGACGTAGAGGTAGGTTATAACTTTACGCCTAAGATTGTGGGTATGCCTTTGAATACTAATTCAAATAGGATTGCAGGACAAAACCAAATGCGTGAGAAGAAGATTAATCGCATGAATCTAAGAGTGTATGAAAGCTCAGGTGTGTATATTGATGGTAATCCTGTACCTATTAGACAGTTTGGTGATGCGGCTAACTCGCCATTAGATTCCAATCTTCCTAAACAAACTGGTATTATACAAGATAACAATGGCGGTAATGGATGGGATATAGAGGTACAGCCAGAGATTACTATTCCTGAGCCTACACCGTTCCACATACAGGCTATAGAATACGAGGTAGAATCATCTTAAATCAAGTAGCAAAGCAAGATGAGATATTAAAACTACAGTCATTGATGTTACAAGGTGATACTGTAGAGTTAGAAACCAAGCATCATTTTAGTGATGGCTTATATGCAAGAGAGTTGTTTATACCTGCTGGCGTATGTTTGGTCGGAGCGTTACACAAGACGACTCACTTGTACATGGTGGTAAAGGGTAGATGTAAGGTGTCTAGCCAATTTGGTAACTTGGATATAGAGGCTCCGTTTATGGGAGAGACTATTCCGCAAACTAAGCGTGTTATATACGCTGAAACAGACTGTGTATGGATTACGTATCACCCTACACACTTAACTGATATAGACGAGATAGAAGCGGCTTTGTTAGAGCCAGAGGATATTTAGATGACTTTTGGAATAGTGGCGGCATTAACCGCAATAGGTAGTGGAAGTGCCGCTGTAGGTGCGGCAGTAGCCGCGACAGCCGTAGGAACAGGGCTTAATGTTTACGGTCAAGTTGAATCTGGCAAAGCGCAACAAGATGCTTTAGAAGAGCAAGCTAGACAAGAAAAGATTGCGGCTGAAGGGCGTGAACTAAAAAGACGACAAGAGTTAAGCAAAGTCCTTGCATCTAACATTGTTAGTGCGTCTATGTCTGGAGAAACAGGTGAAGGATCTACTGCTAGTCTTTCTTTAGAAACTGCTAAACAAATAGGCACAAGTGAAGCAATGATAGGATTAACTGAAAGGTTAGCCGAAGCACAAACATTAAGAAAAGCTAGAATGGCTAGAGGAACTGCTAATATTGGCGCGGCATCTACTTTGCTTAAAGGTACGGCAAAAGTTGCAAACGCGTTTGCATAACTGATACATAGGAAACAATAATGGCTAAACGACCTAGACAACAACGTATTCTATCTTACGGAGAGTTCCGCCCTACTGGTGTAGATGACTCTGCGGCTAGGCGTATGCAGGCTCTAGCAGGCTTAGGAGAGACTGTAGCAGGCGTTGCTGAACAGTTTGGAAGGGCTAAGGCTACCGAGTTGGCTCCTGAGCAAGCACAGCAGGCCGCTGAAAAAGCAATAGAAGAAGGTGAGGAGTTAAAGAAAAGAGATCCGTTAGCGTGGGGCGCTACAGCTTACAACAATCAATTAATTCAAGGTTATGCGGCTGGCATACAAAATGAAACTAGTGACATGATTGCTAGAGTAGCAACAGAAAATCCTAATGACTTTACAGCGTTTCAAAAACAAGTAACTGAAGGCTATAAGGGTTTGTCTGCTAATTTACCAGTAGAGGCCAAAGCTAGTGTAGATAACTATTTTTATCGCTCGTCCAATACTGCTGGCAATAAAATAATTAAAGAGCAAGCTAAAAATGCAATTAGAGATTCTAAAATAGAAATTACTCAAGCAGGTATTAATTTTTATAACGAGCAAAGTAACCTTGCTTCTGAAGGTGATGCTGAAGGTTTAGCTCAATCTATACTCGACCAAGATAACGCTGTTATATCTGCTGGCCCAGATGTTGTTAATTTTGAAGAATACTATAAAGAAAAAGAAAAAAGAATGGCTGACTATAGGCAGGCTGGAGTCCTAGGCGAGCTACGAAGAGACATTATTAACAACCCAGAATTAGAAAACAAACCAAAAGAAAAAATTACAATTTTAAATAACTCGCTTGCTGGTTTAAAAGAAATGACTGTTTTAAAGGTTCTTGATCCAGAAGATCCAACTAAAATGGTAAGCGTTGATGAAAAAGAGCGCAAGTCTATTATTGCCGCTGTTGAGTCTGAAATTAAAGACTATAAAGATTTGGTTAAACAGCAGATTACTAAGAATACGTTGCTAGACACAATTAATAGTGTTGACAACTATATGGCAATGTCTTCTTCTGTAGAAGATACAGAAATAGATGCTGATGAAAGATTATTAGAAATTGATAGAGCAGAAAAAGACGGTAAGTTAAAAACCGAGCAAGCAAGTATTTTAAGAAGATATGTAAAGTCTGAAAAAGCTGTAAATGCAAAAACAAATAGTTCAATCTATGGAGCTATTATTGACCGCATATATGGTCTTAATGCTGACCTTTCATTGCAAGCAAACAATGCTGACTATTTAGAAGGCGTACAGTCTATTGACGAGTTCATTAAAGAAGAAAGAACTGCTGGAAATCTTAATAGAGATGATGAATTAAAACTCAATAGGGAGATGCGTAATTTAACAGCCGCTAAAAAAGCAGGTGCGCTTGCTGGATTGTCTGCAAGATATGGTGCGGCTAATAGAATTATTAATGACAATAGCCCTCCAGAATTAAGAAATGATATTAGAGCGCGAATTTTTGATCGAGTTCAAGATGATGTGAGAAGCGCGGAAGAAGCTGGAGAAGAGTTAAAGAGCCGTGATGTGTATAAGTTATGGGAAAAGTATGCACTATCTACATCTACAGAAGTGATAGATGAAGAGCGACAACGATCTCAAGAAAGCATTCGAGATGTTTTAAGCAGAACACAGGCCACACCCCCTGCTGGAGCCGTTATTATTAAGTTTGATGCTCAAGGGAATAGGATTTAATAAGGGAATTTAATGCCAAAATATGCAGAGTTAGCAGATGGTCGTGTCTTAGAATTCCCTGATGAAGCGTCAGATCAGGTTATGAACGATGCTGTTGCACGTTTTATACAGAGCGTTGATACCGAAGACCGCATAGCTATTGATGTCCCAGAAGAAACAGGTGAAATATTTTTTGAAGATATTGGCCCTAGTGTTATGCAACAAAATGAAGCCTCTATTAATAATGCAATTACATTTGATAGCACAGAAGAGAATGGCTTACCTCTTATAGAACAGCGAGAGGAAGAACGAAATAGCACTGTAGAACTTGCTCGATCTAGGTTTCCTAAACACACTGTTGATATGTGGCTAAACAATCCTATTGGCATTGGTGAAGTAGGTGATTTTATAGATTGGTCACAAATTCTTCCTGCTGGTGGGATTGTGCAAGGCGCTGAAGCTGTTGGTTTGTTGCGTATATCAGACAGGATTCGTGAAGGCCAAGATGTTTCTGAGGCAGACAAGCAATACTTAGATAAGTGGCTAGACAAGTCTATAGAGATGGAAGTCAGAGGCATGACCTTTGGCGGCAAGTTTAGGTACTATGGAGAGCAGATTCCTGCGTTTGTAGCAGAGTTTGCGGCTACAGGCGGTGTTGGTAAGAGTGTTCAAGTAGCGGCTCTTAAAACGACTCAGGAGCTTGTTAAAAGCCGTGTATTAGGGCAGGTAGCTGGAGCAACAGCAAGGGTAGCAACACAGAGTGCTATGCTTATGCCAGTACAAGGATATAAAGCATACGGCAATATACGCATTTCGCAAGGCTTAGAGATCTCTGAAACAGGCCAGTTAATATTTCGTGAAGCTAAAGAAAGCCCAGCCATAAGTGCATTAAAAGCATACGGATATGTAAGTGCTGAAATAGCGGCTGAGTTAACAGGTCTAGCTGTAGCGTCAAAGCTAAGTAAATCTGTGCGTTTCCAAAAAGGCAAAGTCGCTCTTGCAAGTGGTGCGATTACTAGCATCAATAAACTTCCAGCTAATTTGAAAAACAATCTATACAAAGCGTATCAGCTAATTAAGCCTAATGCTCGCATGTCAGAAGTATTTACTAGGGCTGGCTGGAATGGCATGTTAATGGAACTAGGTGAGGAAAGAGTTGCTGACATTCTGCGAGAGTCTGTTAATTTAGCCCTGACTGAAGGGTACACAATGGCTGACGTACTTGAAGGCATAACGCCTGATGCAGAGCAGTTGTTGCTTGAGTCTGGTTTAATTATGACCATGGGTGGTACAAAAGCAGGGGCATCAGCGGCAGTTAATTTATTAGTTCGCAAGGGGATGGCTCTTGAAGACGCTCAGAAATCAGTAGATCAGTTAACTTCTTTAGAGCAAGACGCGTTAGTTGATGACCAGCTTACTGTTGATGACACTCCTTTAACAGATGAAGGCGTAGAAATAACTGTAGACCAAGCCATAGAAGAGTCTATTGAAAATATAGACAACCCTGCACCTGACCTTATAACTAGCGCACAACAAGACCAACTAAGTGCTGGTAAAGAGCCAGATACTATTGCGGCAGATGAAAGTATTTTTGATGAAGTATACTATAAGTGGATTGACGATCTAGGTGCGTTAGTAGATGTTGCAAAGGAAGCGGCAAAGAGAGGTAAAGAAACTTTCTTAGAGAATAGTGTGCGCTTGTATGCTGGTGTAACAGGCATGGCTCTTAGTTCACTTAACAACGGAACAACTGTTTTAAATGAGAAGGGAGAGCTGATTGAGACAGGAAAAGGATTAAAGTCTATATTAAATGATTTTGACTTTAACGCTATGCGTATTGAGAGAGATCCGAAAAAGAGAAAGAAAGACTTAATTGATTACTTAATTGCGCGTAGGTATGCCCTAGACCTAAAGGACAGGGATGATGTAAAGATTACTGAAAAGCAAAAAGAAAAGTCTATTAAAGATTTAGCTAGAATTAGTGAAAAATATGGTGAAGACATTGTATTGCTAGACACTTCTGCACAAGAGATATACGACTACCAAGACAGAATGCTACAAATGCTAGTGTCTTTTGGTGTTATGTCGCAAGATAAGTACAACACTATTAAAGCAGAGAATCCTAACTACATTCCTTTCCAAAGAGTTATGGATGAAGAGTATGGTGAAACAGCAGGACTGCAAGGATTGCAGGTAAAAGCAGGCACTACGTTTGCTGGTAAAAAGTTAGGGCAAGTAATTAAAAAAATAGAAGGTAGCGACAAAGAAATTGTTGACCCAATAGAATCTATCATAAGAAATACTATGAGGATTACTGACATTGCTTACCAGAACCGTGTAGCTAATCAGCTAGTGGATCTTGCAGATGTTATGCCTGAATACATTAGCACTACCAAGCCTGCAATGAAAACGGTAACAGATCCGAAAACAGGAACAAAAATATCGAGACCTCGAGAAACGCAACCTGCGGATGTAATTACAGTTTTAGTAAAAGGAAAAAGAAAATATTACAAAGTGCATCCATCTCTTGTTGCCGCAATGACATCTATGTCACCACAAGAAATTACAGGTCTTGGGTGGTTGTTAAGTAGACCTGCAAGTATTTTGCGTACTGGTGCAACTATTGTTCCAGAGTTTATGGCTAGAAACTTTATTAGAGATGTACATGGATCTTATGTATTAAGTGAAGCTAGACCAAATGTTATTGACGTAGTTAAGGGATTAACCGCTCGAATTGGCAAGAACGACTTGTATGAAAGGTGGCGAGCGTCAGGAGCATCATTTAACAGCTACATGAATATGTCTGACAAGGGTGTGCAGAATGCTTATGCAGAGATTTTTAAAGAAGAGGGTAAGCTAAAAAGATATCTGAAGAACCCATTAAATTTACCGCAAGACATTGGTGCTGTAATTGAGCAAAGTGTACGAATAGGAGTTTACAACGCGGCTAAAAGAAAAGGAATGACAGATGCTGAAAGTGCTATGGAAGCAAGGGATGCAAGCATAGACTTTGCTAGAGGAGGCAGTGCGAGCAAAGAAATAAATAAATACGTGCCATTCTTCAATGCTGGTGTACAAGGCTCAAACAAGGCTATTCGCGCTTTTAGAAAGAACCCTAAAGCAATGATAATGTATGCTTCTGCTACGATTACTATCCCTCAGATTTTGATTACAGGATATTATTTGCATGTTGCTCCAGAAGAAGAAAAGAAAGAATACTTAGAAATACCTGAGTGGCAACGAGATATGTTTTGGGTATTTAAAGTAGGAGACACATGGGCTAGGTATCCAAAGCCTTTTACTGTAGGTTTTGCATTTGGAAGCACAATAGAGCGATGGATGATATGGGCAGATTCCGAAGGAGAAACGGCTGTCTCTGATATGTTCTTTGACTTGTCTAAAGGCTTAGTCGCGGCACTAAGCCCTGTTTATGATCCAAGTGCTGTTTTTCCTAGCCCGATTAAAACTGCTGTTGAACAAGTTACTAATTATAATTTTTTCCAAGGCAGACGTATTTATCCAGAATGGATGGATGCTAATCCTCCAGAGGAAAGAAAGACCGCTGGCACATCACTGACCGCGCAAGAGTTAGGCAAGGCGTTTAACTATTCTCCAGCAAAAATAGACAATCTTATCAGGGGAACTTTTGCAACATCTGGGCCTTACATTACAGATGCAGGTGACGTATTGCTTAAAAAAGTAAAAGAGTGGAATGGAGAAGAGTTTCCAGAAGACCCAACAAGCCCTGTTGACATACCTTTAGTCAGGGCATTTACCATGAGGTATCCTACTGGGGGCATGTCTAATAGTGTGCAACAGTTTTATGAAACTCAAAAATTAGCAACAGAAGTTAAAAATGGGTTAGAGATATTTAAAGATGAGCGGCTTGAAGAATACAGGCAAGAAAATGAAGCGTTAATTTCTGTTACGCCTATTATCAACGCACAAGGCAAACGTATTAAACAAATTAACAGGTTAAGAAAAAACATATACAAAGACCTAGGGATGAGTGGCAAAGAAAAAGAACAAGTGTTACGCGATTACGATGACCAAATACTTGATGCCGCTAGAATAGCTAATGAAGCACTTTCTGATGCATTGCGTGATTTAGAAAAATAAGCAGTTGGTGATTTGTAACTCATAAAATAGTATAATTGGCAAATAAAATATAGGACAAGATAATGACCGTAACGGCCTTAGTAACAAGAAATGACATAACGGCTACAGCCAGCCAGACAAGTTTTACCTATACATTTAGGGTTCTTGCCGCTACTGACATGGACGTATACCAGAATGGTGTCTTATTGTCCTCTGGTTACACTGTAAACAATGTTGGTACGGTGACTGGTGGTACTGTTGTTTTAGATAGCGGTGCAAGCGCAGGGCAGATTGTAAGCCTTGTTCTTAATATGCCATTAGATCGTACTACCAACTATCAGAACAGTGGTGACTTTCTTGCCGCAGATGTCAACGAAGACTTTGATAAGATTTACATTGGTGCGGTTCAGAACGAAAATTCTCTTGATCGCAGTATAAGTTTGCAAGAAGTAGAGCCTACAGTATCAATGTCTCTTCCTCTTAAAGCAGATCGCGTAGGAAAATACTTGTATTTCAATGCTTCTACTGGCTCCCCTGAAGCTGGCGCAGTAACACCAACAGCGGCTAGTGATATTTCGTATCAACGCAGTGAGACAGGATCAGTTGCAACAACAGTACAAGCAAAACTTGAAGAAAGCGTTTCTGTTAAAGACTTTGGCGCAACAGGTGACAACGATACAGATGATACTGCCGCTATACAGGCCGCTTTGAATACAGGCAAATCAGTATACATTCCTATTGGTGATTATAAAGTATCAGCTACTATATACCTTACAACAGCAGGGCAACGCTTGTATGGTGAGAGTAGAGTAGATAGTAAAATTAAACGTACTAACACAACTAGTCCTGTGTTAGAAATGAGATATCCGCGTATTACTATTGATAACTTTACTATTCAGCACACTTCCTTACCTAACAAGTTAGAGATAGAATCAGCTAGAACAAGCTCTAATGTTGGACAGGGCGCACTATTGTATTGGCCTGAAACAGATGGTGATAATAATAAAGGAAAAGGATGGCATACCATACGTAATATGTCTTTAAGGAATGGTTACTCTGGTATAGAAAATGATTGGAATGCTACAGAAAGTGGCGTTTTTAGTGCGGCATTTGAAAACATATACTGCCGACAAATTAATGGATCATTTGTATTGCTAAATCCTGGCGGTTCAGCCAACAGTGGATGTCTCTGGAACAACTGTTACTTTGCTAACCAAAGGGGCGATGGCATATTAATGAATCGAGCGTTTGATTACAGAGAGGGAGCAAACAGTTCCTTCAATCAATTAAACATAGAAGCCTGTAACGTAGTAGCTAACGAAGTTATGTATATGCAGAATATACGTGGCGCAGTGTTTGATTCTATTCACGTTGAAGATGTCACTATTGCGCCTACTTCAGCTACAGCAGGGTCTTTTTTAAATCTAACAACTTCTAGCTCTTTAGTCCTAGGTGGCGTACATATTAACAAGCTAGGTGTAAATACTGGTACAGGGGCAGGACAAGCAAGTCACTTTAGTGTGTTTAAAATAGCAGGAAATGGAACTCAACAACCTTCATTTGTTGCAACTGAAACTTCTGTTAGGGCTGTGACTGCCGATGCAGAAGGAGTTAATGCGTTAATTGCAATATATAATGCAACAGCTACGGCTTCAGAAACAACAACTCTTGTAGTTAGTGACGGTGTAACAACAGTTAGTATACCAAGTGCAACCTACACTTCGCTTGCTCAACAGGTAACTGCAATACAAGGAGGCACAGGTTACGACGCGTTAAAATTCGATGTCTCTTTAAATGATGCAAAAGATGGGTTTAAGTTTTATTATACTACCACTGTTGGATCAACTCCAACCTTAACAGGTTCAGGAAGTAGCCACACAGTTAGCCTTTCTACTGCTGGATTTATTAATGGATTAAACCCAACTAACTTCTATCTCGTCAATATGACTGATAGTGACTTAGAGCTTAGCGAGGGAGTATCTGTTGGTTTAAATGGTGTCAGGTCAGAGAAGAACATTACTAAAGCTGTGTACTCTTCTGATGCGGACTTAGAGAACTATGGAATCAATAAGCTAGAGTTTGCATATTTCGATGGATCTTCTTCTGCTACAAAGATTGAGAACTACACTACTCTTAATAACATAGGTAATTTCATACGTCTTGTTGACCAGTCGAGCGTTACAATAGCAAGCGGTGTTATCACTGTCACTGGGGCTAACGCATTTATTGACACTGAGGGTTCAGCATCTACTGATGATCTGGATACTATTAATGGTGGTAGCTCTGGTGACATACTAATCTGTACAGCTAACAACGGGTCAAGAACTGTCGTATTAAAGGATGGTAGTGGAAACCTTAAGTTAGCAGGTGATTTTTCTTTAGATACTATAAACGACAAAATTGTGCTGATTAAAAATAGTAGCGGTAATTGGTGTGAACTAAGCCGTTCCAACAACGCTTAATAATAGGAAATAGATATGAGCATTAAACAATACGGTGGAGTCTTTGGGCGAAACCCTACATTTAACAATGTACAGGCAAACAGCTTAAACTTTGGCGATAACCCTATTGAAGTTGTTGTTGCATCTGGAGTCATTACGGCTGTGGGTTCTTTCTTGTCTGTTGACACAGAAGGCGGTGCATCTACTGACGATTTAGATACAGTCAATGGTGGTCGTGCAGGGCAGATGTTAATTTTAAAGCCTAAAAATAATGCAAGAACTATTGTTGCAAAAGACAACTCTGGCAACTTAAAGCTAGAAGGTGACTTTTCTATGGATAATGCCAATGATGCCTTAGTTCTTATATACACTGGCAGTAATTGGCTTGAAGTATCTAGGTCTAATAACGCGGCCTAACATTAATTAAACGCAACGAAGGATTTTAAAATGACAACTTATGTTACAGCAACTATTACCGCTGAGAATACTTTTACTAGCACAGTATTTTTTGACGGATATTTTAACTTTTCAGCTTCAGGCACGTTTGCTAATGGAAACATAGTTACCGTACAAAGAAGTATAGATGGATCTACTTGGCATGATGTGGATACCTTTACTGGTATAGAAGAGGCGGTAGGGTTTGAGCCTGAACCAGCAATGCGATATAGGGCTGGTGTTAAGACTGGAGAGTTTGGCTCTGGATCAAGCACGGTTCTACGGTTTGGTGGAATCTGGAGACAGCCTGTTTCTTAACTAATTGGATATTATCATGCCTAAAGAGGGACCTGAAATGATAGACGTAACGAAAGATACACTGGATGTATTAGCTGGCTCGACGGCTGTGTTCAGCCTAGCAGGGATTCTTCCTCCTATCGCGGCATTGTTTACAATCGTTTATACAGGTATACGTATTTGGGAAAGTGATACGGTAAAAACATTTACAGGCAGAAAGTAATGCATAGGATTAATCAAGCACAAAACAATAATTGATACAAAATGCAAAAAGTTCTTATTTTTATATTCTTTTTAAGCAGATCATTAATTGCACAAGAAGAACCAATGGGCGATACGGACAGTCAGAATACGCAAGATGGATCGCTCAACACAAACACCGTAGGATCAGTAGTTAGTAGTAACAACAATAGCAAGGATGAGTCAGTAAGCAATACTTACAATGGCGCAGGATCTAGCTCATCAATGCCAGTAGGTTCAGCGATAGCCCCTAGTTATATGTCTAACGGTATGGAAACGTGTCTGCAAGGATCAGGCCGTAGTATCCAAACAGGACTGATTGGTTATACAGATGGCTCTTACGAAAAAGATGTTGATTGTAATCGTCGCAGGGATGCCAAGCTTTTAAATGATTTAGGAATGAAAGTAGCGGCTATCAGTCGTCTTTGCCAAGGCAGTGTTGAAACCTTTAGATCAATGATGCTTTCAGCAACCCCCTGTCCTTTAATAGCCAGCGGAAAACTAGTTGTAGGTAAACGTGCTTTTCTGTTAATGAAAACACAACCTAATTTGTACATCCCTGATTATGGTGAAGTAGCAGTAAAACGCACTGCAACATGGTCTAAAAAGCCACCAACGCCGAAATACAGCGACACGCAAAAATGGTACAACTCAATTTTAGGGATAGGAACAGATGATGATGAAAATGAAGAAAGCGGTTCTGATGAGCTTGTGTCTGTTATGTTCAGGCGTTCAATCAAGTGAGCTTGACACTCTAATAGAAACGTCTAGCGCAATCGTTGATCAGATAGATAAAGGCATTATGTTTGTTGGAGGTTCAATCCACGCATCTCAGACAGGCATGGGTATTTCTAGCGGACAGCTTTCAGGAAACTATTACATATCTAGCGAGCAAGTCACTGCTTACAACTCTGCTTTGTCTGGCATGGTTAATTACCTGCCTTATGGTTCTGCTGAAGATTACCTCAACGAGCAAGCGCAAAGTGAACTCGATGCAATGGAAGATGCTATTGAGGAATTTACTACTGTAGTGGTTGATATGCTTGAGGTACAGGAAGTAGCAGAACGCGCTGAAACGGCTGAAACCCCCGATGATCAAGCAGAAGTCCAAGACTACATAGCGCAGAATGATATGTCAGTTTCTCAAGAGGACGCTGATACTTACAATCAAAGTCTAGATGATATTGAAGAACACGCTAACGCGGCAGGAGCTTTCTTAGCTGTAGCAGGGAACCCAGAAGCGGTAGCATTTTTAGATCAAGGTGCAATGGACAACAACACTCGCGTCGAAAATAACACGCTTACTTACAGTTCTACTAACCAAGCTGTTGAATTAGCTTGGGCATCTAGCGAGACAGTCAGCAGTGTGTATCTTAATGGGCAGGGTAATTACGGCCTAGACATTTATGCAACGGAAACTGAAATTCTTAACACTGGTTACGAGAGTTTGTTCTACAACACTGGCCCAACGGCTTTAGGGTTTAATTGCTTCATGTATCAAATTGATTGTGAAGATGAAGAAAGTGATAACACATGAGCCTAGAAGAGACTGAGTTAAAAATTGGCGGCACATCCTTTAAAGGTGTGTACATTGCAATTTTGTTTAGTCTTGCAACAACCTTGGGTGGCGGTGTATGGACAGCAAGCAGTTTGTATTCACGGCTTGAGTCTGTAGAGTTGAATGAGATACCAAACATTACGCCTCTTCAAGAACAAGTTGTAACAAACAAACAAGAACTTTTGAGTGAGATTGAGTTAATTAAACAAGAACTAGCAGACAATGATGTGTCGCAGTTACAGGGCAAACTAGCAACATTAGGGGCTAATCTACAAACGATAATTGACCAGCAAGATAGGTTGTTATTAATTGATGAAAATGTAAATGACCTTGAAAAAGAAATTGAATCCATGAAAGCTACAGTAACAAAGGCTGAGTTAGTCACAGAAAAGGTCAGTGGATTTGAAGCAAAGATAACTACAATTAAGCGAGAGGTAGAAGACCTGTGGTCTGCAATGGACTACCTTTCTAACCCATTAAAGTAATATAAGAAGATTATATAATGAGCGTATTAACCTCCCTAATTGCGCCTGTCACTGGGCTACTTGATAAATGGATACCTGATGCCACCGAAAAGCAGAAGATTGCTTATGAACTCTCAACGCTTTCTGAACGCCACGCGCAGGAACTCGCAGTCGCTCAGATTGAACTCAACAAAGCAGAAGCCCAAGGAAACTGGTTTCAATCAAGTTGGCGGCCTGCAACAGGATGGGTCTGCGTACTTGGATTCGCAGTCAACTTCCTAATCTCACCACTGGCGGCAGGGTTTGGTGTAGTTATCCCTCAGGCGGACACATCTGTAATGATGCCTGTATTAATGGGAATGCTGGGCTTAGGTGGAATGCGTACAGCAGAAAGAATGAAGGGTGTAGGAAAATGAGATACTTCCAGCTAAAAGACTTCAACTGTCAGGAGACAGGCAACAATGAGATGTGTTCTGATTTTATGGATAAGTTGGATGAGTTACGCCATGTATGCGGATTTCCGTTTATCATTACCAGTGGGTACAGGGACAAGACCCACAGCATTGAAGCTAGAAAGGCAAAGGTCGGAACCCACGGACAAGGGATAGCGGCAGACATTAGAATTAATAACGGAAACGAAGCGTACCAGATTATAAAGAACGCTCAGTCAATGGGCTTCAATGGGATAGGGGTAGCTAAGACCTTCATCCATGTCGATACTAGAAAGACTATGCCTGTTATCTGGACGTATTAACTTAACAGGCTCTTTGCTGTCTTCTTAGACTTCCTGAATGCCTTGGCTGTAGGCGCGCCTTTAGACCCAACCTTACGCATCTTCTCACCAGACCCAGCGGCTATTCTCTTTCTCTTAGCGTGTATGTTTGCGTATAAACCTTTCATTATTTCTTCAACATTGATTTCTTTTTACGGTACTTCTTTCTGCCTGCCTCATCTCGCAAAGCCTGTATAGCTTTTTCAGCTTGCTCTTTGTCTAGCGGCATAGAACGTGCGCGTTTAGCTTTTACTTTCTTTGGTCGTCCTACCTTACTTCCGTATGTACCCTTACCTTGTGGCATTGTATTCTCCTACCATTTAGATTTGTTAGCCCAGTATGCCGCAGACATCTTACCCTTAGCGATGTTCTTAGCGTGTCGAGCCTTGAATGATTTACGTCTAGCCTTCTGTTTAGCTGACTTAGGATTAGAGCCTGCACCTGATACGCCCTGCTGACCATAGCGAATAGTCTTTACTTGATCTCCAGACTTGGCAACAACAACGTGGGATTTAGTAGGATGGTTAGGTGTACGCTTAGGTTTGTTGTACCCAGATACGCCAATTCTTTTTAAGAGACTCTTCTTTTCCATGCTCTGATTATACCAAAAAAAGCCCCCGAAGGGGCAAAACAACACTAGGTAACACACATGAAATAGAAAATTATATTTTAGTAATCGTGTTCAAGCACGAGTCCTAAGAGTTAGTAATCGTGTTACAGCACGAATACTAGGGGGTTGTGTAACTCATTAACACAGAATCTATTCTACACTAAACGTAGGGTGATGCAACCTTAATTCTTCATCTGTTGGTGGTTCAGCAAAAGCCTCTTGTTCAGCCTCTACCTCAGACCAGATTAAATCTATCTCTTCTACTGCATAAGCAGGCAGGGCAGAGCCATACAGCACAGCCTCGAAGATAGAATCCATCTGTACTGGAACATGATGCATCTTTAAATCAATGGCCTTGCTCCGTAAATCGTTTAAAAATCCATTAGTCATAACAATCTTTCCTCATGGTATTTAATTAAATCATTAAACTCTTTTAACATATCTCTGTAATCAGCAGTGTACAACTTCTTAATCTTTCTTTTGTCTTGGTGCATCTGCCGAACAAAGTCCTCACCGTACATATCAATCATCCATAGTGTGTACTGTCCTTCAGCACTACCCTTGGACATACCAAAAGCGTTACAGCCCTTGCATTGGGGGTGGACATTCTCAACCTCTAATGCCCAGTACGAACTACTACCCTTGGCTATGTAGTGACCACCATCACAGTCCTTCCAGTGCATCCTCTTGTCGCAAGATACACACTGAACCAGTCCATATTCATCTGCCGCTGAAATCCTTGCTAACTTTTGGATTGCAGTCAAACACTTAGAACGTAATGTAACAGCCATAAATAACCTCATTTTACCATACCCTGTGGGGTAGATCATATTTATACCTAAACGCGCTTAGAAAGCTCTACAAGCCCTTTAAACGCCCTTCCAGAACCCTTCACGGAGTATACCCTAGCGTTTGTTGTTCTTCTTTCTTTCTTCCCAAAGTTTTTGCTCATCACTAACCATATCCCACCAACCTTTCATACATATTCCGATTAGTATAAGCCATGCAATTCCTAATAAAATATCCATGTTAACTCCTACTCTGTCATGTCTTTTGAAGGGAATGGTATGTGTATACCAGTTCGCTCCACCAAACCCCGATTGATAGCGTCATATACTTTAGCTACTTTGTCAGAGTGTATCTCGGTAGTAGATTCTATGTCGTACATGGTGTTTTGAATCTGCTTCCAAAATAATTTAAATGATTGTTGTGTCCACGGTATCTCAATGTCACCCTTCATAAACTTAGCGTTCATCTGGTGGTAGATGCCTGCATCGTTTAGACGTCTAGCCGCCTCTTTGAAATAGACTTCCAGTGCCGCTTGTTGTTTT